GTTAAAGAACAAGTTTTAGAAATTTTGAATGCTTACGAAAATGGTGAGTGTTCCCATGATATAGTAGGTGCTCAATTAAAAGATGAACCTAGAGCTTACGAAAAAGTAGTTTCAGGTAAAACTAGAGTATTCGCTATGTCAAGTTATCCTATGACATTGGTCAATAGGATGTATCTCATGCCATTTTATGCACTTATGTGTGAACATAGGGAATTATTTGGTACGAGAGTTGGAATTAATATGCATAGTGAGGAATCACAACGCATGTATGATTCTTTGATTGGATTTTCTCCATTAATTATGGAAGGAGATTATGGAGGATATGATACTAGTATGCCAATTGGTATAGGTCTCATGGCAAATAGCGTAGTTGAAATTTGTTTAAAACAACTAGGTTATAATGATTTTGCTAATAAGATAGTAAAAGGTATTTTATCTGATAATCTTTTTCCAACTATTTCTATGGAGGGAAATTTGATAATGGCTGCTGGTTTTCAACCATCAGGCAAGTATGCAACTGCAGAAGATAATTCTTTAAGGGGATTAATTCTTTTGTATTATGCGTATATCGTCATGTGTACTAGTGCTGGTAAAGATCATAGTCATAATTTGACCACCAAATTTGGCGTCAATGACTTTTTTAAGTACATCAGACCTGAAACTTATGGCGATGACATGTTAGCTGCAGTCAAAGAAGATATTTCAGAGTATTTTAACAACATTACTTATAGTAAATTTGTTGAAGAAGTATATGGAATGGAATTCACAACTGCAGATAAACATGCACATACATCTAGATTTGTAGATGCTACTAAAATATCTTTTCTCAAAAGAAGTTTTGTTTTTAATCCTATGTTGAATAGAAAAGTAGCTGTTTTAGATAAAGATTCATTTGTAAAGAGCTTGTCTTACATATTGCCTTCTAAGGAAGTTGATATGGAAACACAAATAGTCGAAACAAGTCAATCTGTATTAAGAGAATATTTCTTCTATTGTACAAATTTAAAAGAATTTGAAGAAAGGAGACAATTATTCATTAATATTTTATTAAAACATGTTCATTATGATATTCAAGATTTGGAGAAAATACTTCCAAAAGGAGAAGATTTATTAGAGCAATACAAATTTTAACGTTATTTAAGATATTTTCATTGCGTAAAAGAAAAGAATCACCATAAATTAATATACTTATAAATATTTATCTTGATCTGACTTAAAGTTATATTTATTTAAGGACATTTATGGGATAGATGGAGGCTTATTTAAGCTTACTATGACTATATCAGTGCCATCTTATTTATTGGGCAATCCCCATTTAATAGACAGATTAGTTAGTCAGCGTATAATGAGGATTGACACATCCCATCAAATACGTATATTGTGTTGCTGAGAATCTATTTAAAACTATGTCCGCTTCGGACATGCATCTTCGGCGTGATTTGCAGAGTAACATATCTTTGCGTAAAGATTTTGACGAAGATTATAAGAAAAAAGTTCAAGAAGAAGTCCAAGTTGAAACAGAAAGAATTCTTGCAATTAGACGTGCAAAAAAGAATTATTTACGTAGACTCAATGGAACAATCGTCACCTCTGAATCTCAAATTATGGAAAATGTTGTTACTAATGATAACGCAGAATATACAGGAAATAATAATAGTGTTATGCCTGCTTTTTCTGGTACGATACACAAGTTATCATTAGATGACTTTTTCCATAGACCCGTACTTATTGACGATTTTACCTTAAATGTTGATACACCAGTTACTAGAACTGTACGGCCTTTCAGGCTCTGGAGTGATGATCCTACCGTGAGATCTAAACTTGCACATTATTCATATTTTAAGGGAAATATGAAACTTAAAATAGTTACTTCATCTACCAAATTTCATTTTGGTACTCTCTTGCTTTCCTTTCAACCTTATTACGATTCTAATTGTAATCTAATTTCTCTTATTGTTAATGATGTTTCTGAAGCATCAGAGCAATCAAAAAGAGTTTTGAATAACTATTTATCTCAATCTCCTGAGAAATATGTTATAAAATTTGGAGCTGATAATTCAGTTGAAATGTCTATTCCTATGATTTCACCTAAGCAAGCTGTTAAACTTTTTAATAAGGACGGTAGTTTAATTACAAATACTACTCCATTTGAAGAGATGGATCCTTTGGGTGATCTAGTTTATTCTACCATTAATAGTTTACAAGTAGCTAATGATGACAAACAATCAACAGTTAAGATTCAGACATATGCGTGGGTGGAAGATATTGAATTAGGTCCTACGACTGCTACTGATATGAATATCACAGCTGAAGCTGCTCCTGTTGATGAGAAGATTGCAGACACATTAGTAAAAGGAGTAACCTTTAGAGATAAGATTAATAATAATCCTTTATTAAATAAGATTAGTGCAGTAGCAGAAGATTTCATGAGTGATGAATATCAAGATGCTGGGCCTGCTTCTAAGATAGCTTCAGCTGTATCTAATGTAGCTGAGAAATTGACAGATCTTCCCATGATTGGATTAGCAGCAAAAGCTACTTCTTTTGCTAGCTCCAAAGCTGCTCAAGCTCTTAAATGGTTTGGTTTTTCTAGACCTGTTCAAATAGATCCATTAGTTTTTGTCAAGAATATGGCTTATTCTAATGGTTCAACTACGGAGGGCAAAGATACAGCCTATAAGTTGACAAGTGATCCTAAACAGGAATTGTCTATTCAACCTTTAGGTGGAGAAGAACCGGTAGATCCTATGTCTATTAAGTATATAACGAGTAGAGAGAGTTATTTTCATACATTCGGTTGGTCTGAAAATGACACTCCAAGAACTGACACTTTAGCAATTATACCGATAATGCCTATGTTGGACACTCAAAATCTCATCGCAGATGGTACTATCCATCAAAAAACTGCAGTTGGTTTTGCAGCTTCTCCTTTTCAATATTGGAGGGGTACAATGTCATATAGGTTTGAAGTAATAGCTAGTTCTTATCATCGTGGTAAATTGATGTTTATTTATGAGCCGAACTTACATGGCATTAGTCTTATTGAATCAAAAGTATCCGATCTCAATCAACAATATGTCTATTATTTGGACATAGAGGAGGCTAGAGACTTAACTATTGATTGTGGTTTCATTTTTGACAGATTATTTGCAAATGTATATGGTCATACACCTATAGCAGAAAAAGTCACTCAAGCAACTGCTTTTAAAGAACATTCATATTCTACTAGTGACTTGTCTGCGTTCAAGGCTTATGCAGATAGTAATCAAGCTATCGGTTTTCTATATGTACGTCCTTTTACTCAATTGACTTCCCCGTCAACTAGTGCAGATGATTTGGTAGAAGTGAATTGCTATGCTTACTCTGACGATATGGAATTTGCAGTTCCTATTGATATGAAAGAACTTCCTGAAGTTTCAGTTATTTCAGAATCTATGCCTGTTAGTGAAGCCAGTCTTGGAGCTAAGCAATTGAAAGTTGGTTTTAATAACAGGACCAGTGATTCATATAATCTTATCAATAAAGAGAAACCATCTAATGATAATATCTATATGTATCATTTTGGAGAAAAAATTGAGTCTTTTAGAACTCTTTTGAAGCGTGATGATGGAGTTGCCGTTGTTGAAGGACCAATTTCTTCAGGTCCACGAGTTTTTACTATGCCAATATATCCCCCATCTTTTTCTGATAATATCCCTAATTATGGTGGATTTGGTGATTCTGCTTTTACATTTAGCACGTTTCCAACAATAATTGATAGAGCAAGGTTTTCCTTATATTCGTATCTTAGATATGGATATGTGGGTCAAAAAGGTGGTTATAGGTATCGTTTATTGACTGCAAATAACTCTACATACAGAGGTATGGTAGCTGTTGATAGGATTAACATTACTTCTCCTATATCTAAATCTTATCCTTTTATTGAAAGCCCTGGTGATACCGAACTAACTCATTTTATGCCTAAATTATCAGGTTCAGCTCTTTATCATACTAATACAAATGATGGCGTTGAATTTGAAATACCTTACTTTTCAGATAATTTATTTGAATTGGCAATGAATTCATATGAAAGATCTCCTGATTATAATAACGGTTTATTTACACAGGAATTACCTGGAGTTAGAGTCACTTTGGAACGTTCAAGTGAAACAGAGTCACTGTTTGTCTACTTGGTAGGTAATGCAGCTGAAGACTTTACATTCTTCAGATTTCAAGGAGGAACATTCTTTATTGAATAAATTTAACCTTTACTTTCTATATAGTAAGGGGTTTTTTCTTTAAAGATTTTCCTCTTATTATATATATAGCGGGCGGACGCTTAATTAAAAGTACGATAGTGCGGAATGCACTATAGTATTCCGCACTTTTTCATGGATTGGAACCAATGAAATCGTATTCCGATTTATCCAAA